AAATCTGCTTCTATAGCCATTATCTATACTCCAGTGCTGTATTATTTGTTCGTTAATTAATAAATTTTATTTTGAAATAAAATAATCATGGAAAATAGCGAATAATGAAAGAAAGATCCCCAGAATCCATAAAATTCCCTTTAAAAATCCTTTTTGAACATGTAACATCCCTGTCATGTGTTCAAGCTTGTCATAAATAAGTTTATGATCCGCTAAATTAGATTTTTCATATAATTTTGTATTTTCTCTGTGTATCTCAGTGCGTGTCTGCTTTTCTTCTATTTCTCTTAACCGATCATCTAAATCATCCATATCCATATCCATATCCATATATATTTATATTTATATTTATATCTAATTATTGTTTTTTATTGCTATCCGTAGATCAACACGTCTCTATCGTTCCAATTTTTATTGAATGAGGCGTTACTACCCGCCCATTCTTCTTTTACATCGCCATCCGTTGCAATGGTTAGTTTTCTAATTCGCCAAACTGGGTCAGCATCCAAAGCGCCAACAGCTGCCTCACCTTTATAAATCACCGTATCACCTACAAAGTCAGTTCTTTTCGCATACGGCACTTCTGAATCCTCAACAATTTGTACATGAACATCAGCTATTTCAGGACTGATTATTTCCGTTACTTCATTTACACTAACTGGATCGGGTGTTTCAGTAACCTGTACACTCTCCTGCTCTGGTGTAATGTTTATCTGATCGATTCCAGACCCAATACTAACAACATCTTCAGTGACAGTGACTGGAACCTGAGTTGTTGGGTCAATAACAGTAATTGAATCAATGCTAGAAATAACTGTAACGTTATCAGCCATCAGGCATCCACCAGCGTTACGCCCTCAAAAACTTCAATCTTGTCTTTAACATTTTTCAATGTTGGCAACAGGGTTAATACATCCGGTGGTGTACCCGGTATTGAACGTTGTATATCCCAAACATACTTGCCTGCTGGAATTAGCTTACTCACATCAGATTCAAGCTGAATATAAGCAATGCCATTAGCCACATCATCAAGTGGATGATCACCAGCCGTTGTTGATACCTGAGCGACAATAGTTGTTCCAAAATCATCACGAAGCGTAAACCAAAACATATAGCCGGTAATATTGAACCCGTCACCATAATCAATTTTGATTTTCTTGGTATCTCCCTGCCTGAAATCTGCGAGTTCTTTTGCCATAATTTCTTAAAAAATAGCCCCGTTTAACCAGGGCTTAAATAGTTACTTTTTAGTTGCTGCTTTTTTTTCTGGTTCAATAATTTTTGCAACTTTCATGTCGTTTACAAATGCATTAGCCAGACTTTCAGGAAGATCATACTCATTACCTTTATCGTAACTTCGTGTGCTAATTCCGTCCGTTGAGCCTTTTGCATCTTTCAGCATGGTGACTTTAATTATGTTCATAAATCACCAATTAAGCGCTGACATGTCTGAGAGGACCTAACACACTCATAACACCAACAACAGAAGCAGCAGTAGCAACTACAACAACCACACGTGTATAACGACCACGTGGATTAGGTACATCTAACTGAGCAGAACTAGCAGCCGTGATTTGAACAATGGCATCATCATTCTTTGCTTCATCATTTGCCGGGTAATCAGTCCAGGCTGCATTGTCATCTGAATACTGAGTTTTAGCGTCAATTGTTGCAGACGCTCCAACGGTACCCACTGATACTAGAAAAGAAACAGCACCGGCTTTGGCATGGTCAACTGATGCGCCGTTAACCGTTCCAGGTGCTATTGATTGAGCTGCAATTGATTCAGCTAGCTCACTGTTTGACTTTGCGTCGTTACGCATATCGAAACCCCTATAAATTTAATAAAAAAATTGGGGCAGTTTCCCACCCCAATAAAGGCTAGAGTACAATCTAGCTGAAGTTTATGTAGTCGAAGTTTTAAGCAGAGTAAAAGCTTCAGGTAATACAACCTGACCACCCACACGCTTTTTAATAATAAAACCTGTCTGATCATAATCAGCATACTTTTCAACTAAACGCTGAACAGTAACGCCCGAACGATCACGAATTTTATAACCCTTTCTGAAATCACCCAACGCGATAGAGAAAGAGTCCGCTGCAACATCAGGCATACCTTCAGGGTTCACTAAAGGACGACCCAATAAAGTAGCAGGATTGCCAGGCTGTACAGGCGGTTGCCATAAATACTGACCGTTGCTGTCTTTAAGCTTACGAACATCACCTTCAGTGGTGCTATTCATTGCCCAGGTAGCGTTACGGCGGTAAGTTTTCTTCAATGACTGAAGCATAGTAATTAATGCATCAACGCCATTGTTAGAACCATCAAAAATAGCACCAGCAACACCAGTAGGCACATAATTAGCCTGAACACGAGTATCAGCCAAGAAGCCTTGTGGTGAATTGTTACCAGCTCCGATCGCAAACGCATCATCTTCAGCTTCAGCAATTGCCATGCTGAACATATCGCGTAATTCTGCCCAAATATCAGCTGCAGAATCATCAAGCGTATTATTTGCAATTAGCGTTAGTGCTTTAAGATCAAAGATTTCTAAACGCTCACCACCAGCGGCTAATTCCTGTGGAGAAATAGCAAGGTTACGAGTGCCCCATGCTACAACCGGCTTAGATAAAGCCGCTAATTGAACGGTATCACGACCTGTTGCAGCAACATTACACAGAGGTCTTAACTCTGCTTCGTTGTATGCATTGGTAATAATTTCAGTTTCAAAAGTTGTTGGGACAAGAAAACCACCATCGACATCAGAAGAAGAGCTTAACGCTCTAGTTTCTTCAGGTGTCATTGCACCACGGCCAGCATCACCAGCACCAAAGCGTAAAAACTTAGTAAATGCAGCTTGACGCAATTCCATTTCAGGATCATCAACCGCACCTACACCAGCAGCACTAGGACGCTGACTTGCTTTTAACAGGTCATCGTATTTACTACGTAATTCAGTTAAGTCAGTGTTGATTTTTTCAACTGCTTCAACAGTCAATGCAGAAGCTTCGCCAGTTTTGCGGACTTCTTCAATCTGAATATCAACATGTTCTTTCAGTGATTCATGCGCTGTACGCATTTCATCAAAGACTTTTTTAATTTCGGTGGCATCACCCATTACTTTTCTCCGGTCTTTTGTTCATTTTTAAAATAATCAATCATTTCAGTAATGGTGTCTGGCTCAGACTGTCTTTGTTCGACGGGTTTGAGTAAAGCCAATACTCGTTTTTTCTCAGAATCGCTTAAGCCGTCTCGAAGTTCCGTACAAAGTGTTTCGACGGCTTTGTTACGCTGGCTTCGGTGTGCTAAGCTGATTGATTCTGAAAGTGACTCTAGTGAATTCCTGTTTTCGATCAAATTACCCTGTCTCAATTCTGATAATTCAGCTTGGGTAAAAGATGTTTCCATTGCTAGATCATTAACAGACTTTCTTTGTTCCATTAGAAAATCGTTAAATGCATTTGATAGCTCATTACCGAAAGGTGCTGAGCGTGCTTCATCACTCCAATAACGAGCAATCCATTTGTTTGCAAATTCAAGGTAGGCGGCATGATAATCTGACAAGGCTTTATCTAACATGCCAACAACATTATCTTTGTTTGATTCATCGCTCCACCAAATATCAGATAGTGTTGAGTTAAGAGCGTATCTTAAGTTATCTCGTTCAGAGTAAAGCTCTTCATCATATAAAGACTCGCCAAAGTCAGTGGCGCGTACATCGGTGATAAGTGCAGCATCATTGGCAGGAAATGTAACAGGGCCAAACTCGAAAAGCTGAACCTCTCTAATTTCACGAACACCATTGGCAAAACCTTCCTTGATAGATCGAAAGCCAAACGATAAGCCGTCAAGCGTTCCATCTTTCATAAATTCATAGGCTTCTTTTGCCTTATCGACTGCAAGGTTCAATTTTCCACGACCAAAAACCCCGTGGTCATCTTCTCGCAATTCAAGAGACGAACCGATTAAGTGTTCATGATCAAAAAATACCTTAACTTTCGAGCCGCGTTCCTGAATTGTTTTTTTGAATGAACCGCGCTTGAATGTAGAGTTCCAGTCATCTACCGTGTCCCACACGGTTAAATATCCTTCAAACGTGCCGTCATCATTAACAGCTCTTAACTCACCAATAGAACGGGTCTCTTTTTTCTCAGGCATTGCGCTTAACTCTTTGTGAATACTATTGAGTACAGATTAAAAGAGTTAGCTGCTGTTTAACAGTAGGATATTTGCGTTTATGGAGGTTGGCGGTAAATATTTCAGGCAAAAAAAAGCCCCGTATAAAACGAGGCTTTAAAACTAAATCAGGAGGAATTCAATTAAACAACCCATGCGGGTCGATCTTTCCATTTTGTTTCATGACCATCAGTGGTAATTGTTTTTGCACTTGTGATAATATCTATAGAATTAGGTATCGCAGAAACTGCTAATATCGTTCGTTCTTTTCGTAATGCAACCGTTGCAACAACATCACCAGAACCTGCACCAATTGCTAATACTTCATGCTGCATTGCTTCATATCCAGTATCTAAACTGACAAAAGCTTGAACGGGCATTGCAAGCATCATCACAATTAACATTGAGATTAAACTTAGAGGTTTTTTCACGCTTACTCCTTATGAAAAAAATAAGAAACACTAAATTTAGTGAAACTTGATTTTATACTAAGGTGCCTTTTCTCTGGTAGTAGGATATGGTGGTTTATAGATAAAAATCCCAGGATATATTTTCATCCCACCGACCGTTAGAATTCATTACTGTTCGATTGACTGACAGCCTGATAGATTGTCCTTCATCAAATTCTTGGACAAGATATTTCTTGCTTCTAAATACTCTTGTTCTATTGGCTCACACTGTAGAAATGCACATAAATCAGGGTATTTATTTTCTTGAATGTCTTTGTACGTTCCTACATCAAATTTCTTTTTGATGAATGCAGATATATGTAAATTTCAGACAAAAAAAAGCCACGATTAAGGGGCCGATTTCAATTATAAGATGTTTATTAAAAGTTCATATATTTGTATTATTACTTATTATTATATCTCTTTTGTCTTTTGCATAATCAGTACGCAACGACTCAAGATGTTTTTCAATATTCTTAAAATAATTAGCATGATATCTTGTTTCTCGACCAGAACAAAACCAACGCCAGCATGACGCGACCAATCCTAGTCTTTCAGTTCTTGATATTTTCTTTTTTTTATTTCTATCTCTATCAAATTTAAGTCTAATTGCAAGCCTAGGATCGTTTTCTGACAAATTAATCCCTCTTATCATCCCATCAAAAAACAAACCTGTATTTTTATGTTTTTTATCCATATAAAACCATAAAAAAATAATCTCACTAGCAGGAATGCCCGTTGTATTTCTTCCGAATTCTGCTAGCATTGCATCTATCTCAATTAAACGCTTGTTGTTTAAAACAAACTCACTTCTTTTTTCTGGTGTTAATAGAGAATTGATTTTTTCTGTATTCGCGAACGGTGCATAACCATTATCAAAAGAAATACAAATTGCAGAAGCAGCATTACAATTTTTAGCAGCTCTTCCATGTAGTCCTTTAATATTTAATACATCACTGCCTGATCGAACTTTCCCGGTATCTATTGTTGAAAAATTATTCCTTTTTATGCCGCGAACAACTAAAGTAACAAAATTACAACCAGAAGCTATACATGCTGAAAGCCTTGTTTGTCCGTTCATGAGATCGCCATTATCAGCTATTGATATAGATTCCCCATTTAACTGCCATTCGCCAGCAGTCATAACGTCAGAATACTCCTTCAATTTATGTTTATTTAAGTTTCTGTTGTGATTGTTTTTACTAAGAAATTCAGATGCTATTATCGGGGTTATTGTTTCTATATTTGCAGTTATAAATTTAATATATTCATTTGACTGCTCATTATCATCAAGATAATTAATATTTTTCTTATCTGCAACACCGTTCTTTAAGTCATTAACAGCTTGTAATAAGCTAGCATCAATACGTACAACAACAGTTTCTTTCTGTCCTATTGCTGGTCTGCCTGCTCCCTCACGCTTACCACCATGTGTTTTATCTGTTATTTTTACGCCTTCACACAATTCACCAATATAAGCTGCCTTTGTTAGTTCTTTTTCCTTAGCGTTACGCTGTTTAAACTTGTCTTTGCTCTTTTCACTAAATTCATCTTGGCGTTCTGCTGCTGATTTATACATGATATTACCTTTTGTTTTCGTTCAAAAAAACACCCACAAGGGAGAGTTAGGAGGTTGAACACAGCCAAAAGAACTGCCTTAAGTATTGAGTATTCCTTAAGACTCCTAACTCAATTCTGGAACTGTTCGGTTTTCCCGAATAGTTGAAAATCGTTAGGCATAAAAAAACCGCTAGTCTGTCGGGTGCGGTGTCCGCTTTTGGAGGTGTTCAAGTCTCGAATTAAATGATAGTCTATACTTTTATTTATGTCAAACCAAAAAGGAGCTATTGATGTTAAAAAATCCAATGATTAAAAAAGGGATTAAACTTTGCAAAAATTAACAAAACCAAACCTTACCACAACATTTACACTGGAAAACCCTGTTTCCTTCCTGGCTGACACAAATGAACTTGTATTTGTGTCCAAAGAGCTTGCAGTGTAGTTTCATCTTTTGTTTAACTTATTTATTTGTGACCTTAAATAATTAACTTTAATCCTGTTACCTTCTGCTGCGTGCTCATTATAAATTGAAACTGCTGCTGCACTTCTGGCTCTTGATTCAGCCCTAATCACTTCATATTGCCTTATCCTATGTAGCCTTTCAGCTTCAGCTATTTCAGCGTCAAGTTTTAACTGTGCAATTCTTTTATCTTCTTTCTGCTCCCTAACCCTGGCAAGCTCAGCCTTAGTATTATCGCTTTCCTGATAAAACTTATAGCCATCAACATTCTCTTCAGCTCTGCAAGGCGATTGCTGATAAGTGGTTTTGCCCTCAGCAGTTTTGCACTTATAGCCTTTTGCCTGAACCAAGCCAGACATCAGCATTAACAAAATAAACCATTTCATATTAACCTCCATAGTTTTACTTTAACTATAGACCAAAAACGCTTATTTTATAATCAGTGCTGTTAAAAGTTCAACAGCAACAAAAACAACCCCTGGGATTTTACGCCCCTGCTCCCAGCCCTCATAAGTGCGTTTGGATGTGTTTAGCTTTTTAGACATATCTATTACTGATAAATTAAGCCGCTTCCGTGCAGCTTTTAATTCTTCTTTTGTCATCTTAATTTACTGAACTTGAAATAACTGAGTGACTGAATTTGAATCGCACTGCATATTGAACTCAACTTTATCATTATATGAAAGATTAGAACTTCTATGGTCATAAACTTCTCTACTAATGTTTAATAGCAATTTAGCTCTAATATTCCCTTTTTTTGTTTCAGGGTTTCTTGCAATGTGTTCTTTAATTTCTGATAAACATTTTTTTAAATCACTACTTGTTTCAATGGTTTTCATTTTTTTATCCTCTTATTGAGTTAAGAATATTTCCTAACCCTTGATACATATTATACGCTTATTGCGTATTA